ATCTTTTACTTCTTCTAGCATTTAATCACCTACTTTTTAGTAGACTTCTTTTTATTATCCTCAACAGGTTTTTCTTCAGATGATTTTTCATCTACTTTAAATTGTTCTTCCTGAATTATCGGAGTATTTTCTTTTGGAAGTTCATCGTCCTTAGGTAGTTCTTTTTTTACCTCTTCTTTTATTTCCTTCACAAAAACACCTAAAGGAGAGGCCGTTAACTCTTTATACCTCTCCTCTGTTATTTCTATTTCTTCGTTTTCTTTGTGAAGGATTTTAGTGTGCTTATCTTTGTACATTTTTAACACTTTAACCTTCATGAGCTACCTCCTATACTTCTGGGGCATTCATGCCTGTTATGTCAAATATCAAGAAGGAATCATTGTCCATAGGTTTTCCGTTTGCGTATTGCTTTGCAATATAAGTTCTTTCATCTTCTAAGAATTTATAATGGTCACTGTGTTCGATTTTTTGAGTAGACCCAACACCCATGAAGTAATCTTTAGCCATACCAGCAATCAATTTTCCTTGCGGTACCGCCACAGATTGTACTATTTTAGCCGGAATAGGTAATACACCATATACATAAGTTCCTGAAGCACTTAGCATAGTAGTGTTAGGGAATATTTTAGACCAATAATCTAATGGATTTACCATAATTAGTACACTTGGTACCGCCCTTTTACCATTCTTAGTTAATGGCGACATAATTTTAGTACCTAAGGAAACAGGCTTTAAATCGTTCAATGCAGTTGCCACTTTGTCAGGATATACACCTCCAACAACTGCTCCTGCAAGATTTTTTAACATTCCTATAGGTTGTTCTTTTCCAGTACCTGCTACTATTGCAAGTTCTAATGCCACTGCAAGTGATTCAAATAAAATTTCTCTTACAAATCTATCTAGCCAAGTAGGACCTAAATCAAGCATATCCTTCGCCACAGGAACATAAGCACTCAATTTAAAAAGTTCTGTCTTTTCTTTCTTAAATGACGCTTCTAATTTTTTTATTATAGCTGAGGTTAATGTTCCCCACCACGCAGCTTCACATTCACTATTCCTTGTTATCCACTCAGTTACACCCGTAGTGTTAACAAAATCTATCTCGCTTAATAATGGATGGTTTTGTCTTAAATCTTCAAATACTCTGTCAAATACCGTTGCAGGTACCAACTGTTCAACTCCCGCAAACCCACCAGCTCCTATAACCTCGTTATAGTATTTCTTTTCTTCGGAAGTTAAAGGATTTAATCCTCTCTTAGTCATTACTGCTTCATCATTAACATCTTCATTCATAGCAGCTTTTGCTTCTCTTAAAATTCTATCTTGAATTCCTTGAGCCATTTTAACCTGTGCTCTAACGAACGCTTCACTGTCGCCATTTTCAATAGCGGTTTTCATTTCATTTTGAATTTCTATATCTGTTTGTGCTGATATATCTGGATTAACCATACGTGGTGGTGTTCCGAATAATTGTAAATTTAAATTCTCGATCATTTTTTTATTTTTCATTATTTTATTTCTCCCTTATTTTTGAGTTTGTTGAATAATGTTTCTTTTGGCGTTTCTGTTTTTACTTTGTATTTTTCAAATAAAGATACTTTATTGGAAATTCTGTTTTCAGGCTCTTTTTCTTCTTCTCTTTCGTTTAGTATTTCGGTACATAGGCCGAATGCCAAGCATTCATCTGCTGTCAAATATGTTTCATCTGCAATTAAAATTTCTAACTCTTCTTCTGTTCCTACAAATTTACTCATATAACTTGCCTTTACAGATGTATCAATTTTGTCTAAGTCTTCTGCTGTTTTTCTTAATTCATCAGCATTACCATACACATATGTCCAAGCTTTATGTATCATTTGCATACTGTTAGAAAACATAAATACATTTTTTCCGGCTGTTGCAATAATACTTGCACCACTACCAGCCATGGAATCAATGTAAATATTTATATCTGCATCGTGTTGCTTAAGTAGGTTGCATATAGCTATTGATTCAAATACATCGCCACCGCCTGAATTAATATGGATGTTAATCGGTTTTGCTGTTAATTCTTTCAGAGCGTTTTTCACTCTTTTAGCGGATATGCAATCTTCATCATCATCCCACCAATAAGCTTGTCTAATAGTTCCGTAAAGGTATAGTTCAGCTACTTCGCTATCAACTTCATTCTTTACTTCTAATCTTGTTTCAATTTTAGGAATTTCTTTATTTTTCACTTGCTCACCTCCACTATTTTCTTCATTTTTCAAGCTATCCCCCTCCTTTCGCCATTTTCTCTATCGGACTATAATTTTTAGTCATCCATCTTGCTTTGCTCCACTCAGTATCAAGTGGTTCCATTCCTAAAGCTCTTAAACTATCATCTACACAGTAAGCGCCTATCCTTGTCAGCACATCAAGAGCATTTGCAATATCTTTTAAATCTACAACCTTAACTCTTGTGGTATCTAACTTACAGTATGTTCTTTGAAGATACAATTCCTTACCGTACAACTTTCTATTTATTTCATCGTTTAAAACTTTAACTATTGGATTAATACAAAACGTCAATAAATCATTTACTGCTTTTCCTGTGTCCGCTACGTTACCTTTTAGTAATGCAGGCGGAATTTGAAAACCGATTGCTATAAAATCAAATATATCATCAACAAATGCCCTAATGTGTCTACCCTCTGTAGAGCTACTTTGTATTTTATTTTCGCCTATCTCATCATAACTCAATCCATTTGTCATAGGAATTACTGCATCACCTTCGGCTTCAAAAAATGTTTTAAATCTCCTATCCAGCAATGCCTTTAAATCTTCTTGAGCTTTTTCTGTTTGAGGGTAATTTGTAGGTATTGTTAATTTTCCTTTTTTACTTTTTCCTCTTATATAGCTGGTACTACTTACCTTTATAAGCTTTGAATAAGAATCATATAGTCCATCTATAACGGTTTTTATTTTTTCGTTATGAAGTTCAAAATGGAAAACTTGTGATTCTTTATAAACATTTTTCAAATTATAGTTTTCAACCACAATGTTTTTATAGATGTTTTCTTTAAATGCAAATTTTACAACATCAAAACTTTCTGCCACATAAAACATATCATTTTCTTGAATAATAAGACATTCATTATCGTAAACTAACTTATGAATAACATCTCTCCAAAATTTACTTGCAGATTTGTTTTGGTTTGGCTCAATATTTAAAAGATAATAGTTAGAAGCTTTTACTTCTTTGCCTTTTTCATATGTTAAGAATTCACTTCTTGAGATAGTGTTTGCTATTAAATTTAAACTTGACTGTATGGCAAGTTCTTTATAGAAAACTTCTCCTGCAACAGTACCTACATAAGCATCAAGAGGCAGTGTTCCATCATGTAAATTAAATAATCCTCTAAACCAATCTGTTATGTACATTCTCAACCTCCTTTCTAATAAGTGTAAACATCTAAAAATGCTAAATTGAATTCTTCTCCGCTATCAGGTAACTCTTCACTGATGCACATTGCAGCTACAAACGCTTTAAATCCATCTGTTTTTCTGCTTTTTTCTTCTATCTTTCCATAAGTCACATTTCCGGCTGGTGATTTTATATAGCAAGTATTATTTGCGTACCATCTCATCAATGGATTATCCCCCCAAATGATGCTTTGATTAACAAATGCACTCGTAATTGTTGGAGATATCATCATTTCGTTTGATGGTCTTACTATAAACACGTTGTTATTACCTTGTTTATCTGTATCGAATCCTACTTCTTCAAGTGATTTTCTTAAAAGTGTAAATCTAAATTTATCTATTGCAACTTTAATTATATTATAGGTATTAGCCATCTGTGCTAGCCACATAGCTGGTGTTTCTGGAGGTATCTCGGGGCCATCTACAAATGTTAGGTAACGATGTTGCTCCCAAGCCTTTAATGGTGCTTTTATACGTGGCAAATCCTTGCTATTTTTACAAACCCATGAATGTGTAATCCAAATGTATTTACTTTTATATTTAAATAGCAATCCAGCGGATACAAAATCTGTTGTGCTGGCATAGTCTATTCCCGCTACACAGCTTTTCCCTTCAAGATTAGGTATTTCTTGATTAGTAGCTAATATATTTTCCCATGAAGTAATCTCTTGGTCTTTGTTCCCTTCTGGAATATTCATTCTTTTAGTCATAAAAGCTGAGTTATTAATCGGATCATCTACATAATCAATATATTCTCTTTCCATCAATCTTCTTAATTCTGCAAAGCCTGGATCATGTAGAGAGGGATTTGCTTTATCCCACATTTTAGGGTTATGAACCTCATCTTTATTATTAAGTCTGCAAATGAATGGCAGTAAACCATTATCTTTTATTGCACCTTTTAGTATCTGCTCTGATCTAGATATTAATTTATCTAAAGGTCCTTCCCTTACATCTCCATTGGTAGTAGTAATTGTAGTTCTAGGATTTTTCTTTTTACCTAATCCAGTTTTAAATACGTTTATACTTTTATAATCTTTATATCCGTGGTATTCATCAAAATCTACTTTTCCCGGTCTACCACCGTCTTTAGTATCTGCATTTGATGTCCTAAATCTTAATTTTGAATTAGTTTTTGTATTAGTTATTACTTCTTTATTCCAAGTAAAATGTTTGTTTAACTTCTTTTCGTTACTTTCTAAAACATTCCATACATCATCAAAAGATGTTCTAGCCTGGTCCTCTGAATTAGCGCATATATCAATATGGTATTCATTAATTTCATTGTATTGAGAAATTAATGCGAAATCTTCAAAGGCTAAATATCCATTTTTACCTGCTCCTCTTCCAACAAATATTAATAAATCTGGCCATCTTAAAACTCCTGGTTCAGAAAAAACACAATTATGAAGAGTAAAACAAAATACTTCCCAATCTAGCAATTTGAAAGGAAAGTATTTCTGTAAACTTAAGTATTTATTTAATAATTCTGTATCAACAATTAAATTTTCTTCTTCAAAAGCTTTTTCTACTAGGTCTATTAGTTGCAACTGTTCTGTACATACTTCTATTGTTCCACTTCTTACTAAGTCAATATAGTTTTGTATTTCAGGATTTAATTTTTTACTATAGCTCATCATCTGGATCATCTACTATATTTTTAGCTTCTAGACCTAACTGCTTTAAAATCTTTAATTTTTGATCATTATACATTTTTGCATTTTTTATAGAAGGATTTTCTTTTACTATAGGGTTGCCAGAGGACGATAATGTTTCAAATAGATGGCCATGTTCTTTTATATCACTCTGCATTTCTTTTTCTTGTTTACAAAACCATATGTAATCCTCAACTAACCCAATAAAATGATCTACATTAGCACCATTATTTTTTAATTGTGTAATTAATGATTTTTTTATATTTGTAATACTTGCCATATTTTTTACTCCTCCTTTCATCTATTTTTTATCATACACGAGGTGGACCGTTTTGTCGGGTATGGCACCGCTGTACAAAATTTGAAAATAAAGTCATTTTTTTACCCGGGGGTATATCTACCACTTTTCTTCGTTTAATAATATTTTCTTTTTATGCTCAAACTTCTCCGGATGTTCTTCGTTGTGACAGATATCGCATAAGCTTTCAAGATTATCGTCTATTAGTGCAAGCTCTGGATTATCTCTTAGATGTTTCTTATGATGTACGCACGTAGCTTTATTAAACTTTCCTCTACGCTTACACTTCTGGCATTCTTTATTGTCTCGCTCTAGTGTCTGTGTTCTTTTCTTTCTCCATGTCCTACTATTGTAAAACATATCTACATCACCCGATACGATATAATTATATAACTTCTCGTTCAACTCTTTCCCTAAGCACTTTCATATCTATTGCTATGTGTTTTTTAAGTCTCTCTACTTTGTTAGCACCTTTTAGTTTTCTTATCTTATTTTGCTTTCTTCTTATAGCTTCATCTGTATAAAATGCTACAAACTCTTTTCCACAGTTAGGACATTTGAAATATGTTTTCACTATTCCATAATTCATGAATTCAATTTTAAATTTATCTAAGTTAAACTCTTTATTACACCCTTTATCTCCATCACATATTGCTAGCATTTTAACCTCCAATTTTTATATTTTCCACCCCAGCCCCTATGCAGTCTAATTCATGCCTGCATCGTCACAATTAAAATAGCACCTAGTTTCCTAAGTGCTATTCTTTATTTTAAATACGTATTTATTATATTTGTTTGTACTACACAGTACGCTACTATACATGACTCTTTTACTTTTGTTATTCCTTTCAATTACTCACTTTCTTTCAATAA